GTAGTGTTATTTTCATTCCATTAATTTTAAATTTAATTCTATTTGTAATGTTTTATTTTGTACAAAGTAAATCTTCTGTATTACTTGAAAAAACAAATCCATATTTTGAAATTCTATTTTAACTTCTTCATACATATTAGGCACAGCTTCAAAATCCATCCAAACAGTATTTACTTGTTCTAAGACTTTACTATGTAATATCTCCTCCGCTCCTAAATAGATAGTGTTTTCATCTAACTCTACATCAACCCAAATCTCTATCCTTTTTTGTGGATAGTTTTGCTTCAACCCTTCTAGCTCTTTCAATTGCTCTTATTTTATCTAATCTATATTCTTTTATGCTTAACATCAAAAGATGTCTGTCATTCTGTAATTCGTTTACGTAAAAATGTATCTGTGTTACTGCGTTGATTAATGTCTCTAGATCTTGATTATCAGGACTTGCTTTTTTATAATCAATTAATAATTTGTTTACTACTTGTGAATTAACTAAGTATTGTAAATCTTTTAAATTATCAAGTTTTTTACTTGTTAAAGCTTTATCAAAATCTGTATCTGGTATTCTAGTATTGAATTCTAATTTTTTCATAAGGTCTTAAGTCGTGTTCTCGCACTTTAATTATTTGTTCTTTATTTCCAGGTCTTGTGTAAATACAATAATACTGTCCTCTATCTGTGCATACATCTTTAAATCTACTAATATATTGTACAAGATCTAATCTGTTATAAAATATAAATGTATTAATATCTACTAAATCCATAACCATATATTTTGCAAAACCATAAAGAGATCCTTTACCTCCGTATATATTTCTCTTCTCTAGCCATATACTATCTGTCTTTTTAGAGCCTTTAAGATCTACAGGTGTTTTGTTACCTACAAAAAAATCAACGTTATAATATTTATCATATTGAGTTCCAGTCTTTACGCATCTGATTCCAATGTTTTCCATTATGTTTTTAAATTTCTCCTCAGACTTTTTACCTTTAGCAACATTATGTTGCATCATTGAATTTCTAGGTTTGAATCCCATTTTCGTATACCTTTGTTAAATCCTTTATCCAACTATTTATAACATCTAACTTCTTAGCTCCTCCACATCCACACGGTATATTAAACTGATGGTTAAAGTATTTGGCATGTAGCCTGTATACTATATCTAAATCTTTATCTGAAAATCCTGTTTCTATTAATTTTAAAAATTTTTTGTATTTGTTATAATCCTCCTCAATCATTTTGTTTTCTAACTCCATTTTTTGTAAATATATATTTGTTTAATTCCTCTTGTCTTTTATCACATCCGCAATCTTCATATCCTAGTAATTTAGAAACAAATTTCGCTATCTTCTTTCCTTGTCCAATAGTAATAATGTTTATCACTTTAGCTGTTAAATCTCCTAATCTCATAACCCCATCTTTTTCTTTAAATGTTTTTTTACTTTATTATAAGTATTATACAAACTAATGTATGTAATTGTTGACTTCCTACTTAACTCTGATATTCTAGTTCCTGATGCAACAATCTCAAAAACTCTTTGATCATACCAATGTAATTTTTCAAACTCTTTATTAAATCTCTTCTCTATCTCTTTATAATCTAATTGATCTGGACTTTCAACATGTCTTAGTAATTCTTCGTCTGCAAATCTCACTTTGTTTTGTTTTTTCTTAAGTTGTAAAAATAGTGTATATAAAATCTTAAACACGTAATAATAATTAATATCATCTTTTTTATAACTTATATCTGTACCTTTCTCAGTTATGTGATGCAACTTAATATACATCTCTTGCACTATATCTTCTGATGTAGGTGTGTCTAAACCAAATGATCTACATATATTTAACCAGATCTTATGTTTTTTGTATGCTACTTCCAGTACGTTCATTTATCAAATCCCTCATGTTATCTCCTCCTATACTAAAACCTACGTTATTTATTATGCTTCTTATTTGAACAGGACTATCTAGCGTTGTTGGCATCATTCCTGTATCTGTATCTTTTACTTTTCTTACATGCAATGATGTAACCATCCAATCTAAATTGTGTTGCACGTATCGATGTAGTACTATAAAATTATCACATCTATTTGACCATTTCCCTCCTCCTTCACAATCACTCATCATCGGAGCTATAGGGTGTCCAGCATATTCATGTGATGAAGTATGTAGTTTTCTTAAACTTTCTGTTACAGCGTGTGCAGTTAACCATAATGCTACTCCAGTTTTGTGGCAAAACATTCTCATATCTGATGCTGCTTTATAATCATACTCGTGACCACCTACTGATCTGTAAAGTTCTCTATCTTTTTCTAAAGAGTTATAAGGGTCTATTAAAAACCCTTGATAATTCCATGACTTTTTTATTGTAGTACCTAAAGCTAATAGATCTTTGTAGCTATATAATTCATCTATACTTATAAATTTAAAATGAGAGTCTACCCATGAACTTCCCGCTTGCAACTTTTCCTCATTAATCTTGTTGATGGGCATCCCCTCTTTATATTCAATTAACTTCTTTACTATACTGTATGGCTCGTTCTCTCCAGTATATACTAAAAATTTTAGACCATGCTTTAACGCATAAAGGAACATAAAATATAATACGCTATGAGTCTTCCCTACATTAGAGTGACCTAAGAATATATTAAATGTCCCTTCTTTAAATCTAAAATATGTATCAAACAACTTTATACCTAAGCCAAGACCTTCTTTAATTTCACCATTTCTGATCTTATTAATCTTTTCAAGTTGGTCGGCTATTTGTAGTATCATTTTAATTTACAAATGGGTTGTCGTTTAAGTTTCTATCTGGATTGTGATCTGCTGTTGTGACTTGTTTCTCTGGTACGAACTCGTTATGCTTAATAGCTAAATTACCTTTTTGAGTTCTACACACGTCAAAGTCTAAGTATCCTCCTTTTTCTTTAGCAAGTTGTACTACGTGAGGGTTGTTTAAATAAGCTAACAACTGCTCTCTGTTTACTCTTTGCTTAATAAGTATAAATTCCTTTTCGGATTCACTAGGGTATACTCCTCCAACAAAAACTGGTTTATCTTTTGCTCTATCCATCTTATTGTGGTTTTATTAATAATTGTTTATAAATTACGTTAGCAGATATAACTACCTGATCTAACATTTTTATTTGTCTTTTAGACATCATGACTTCTTGACCTTTATCGTCTTTGTCAATATTGTGCTTTTGAAACTCCTCTGTAAGTACTAAATGACTTGCATTGTTGAATCCTACACTTCTAGCTATCGATTCTTGTTGTGACATTTGACTCGATGCACTAGATACTGGTTTACTATCTTCTTGTTTATTTGCCATATTCTCTGGAAATTTAGGATGTGGATACGATAGCTTCCCTTTATTATACCTTTCTTCTAAGGTATATTCTATAACATTGCCTTTTTTGAAAGGAAATTTACCTGTAGACCAGAAGTCTGGTGAATCTCCGTTTTCTAAATAAACTTGTGTTACATTAAATTTGTTTCCACTAAACTCTTTTATTGGTTTAGTCTCTAACATTTTTATAGTTGACTTGAGTTTTTTAAGACTTGTGGATTCCATCGTACATTTTATTAGGGTTAAACTTTTGGTTTTGTATCTGATCTTCTAGATCTTGTCTTTCTTGGTTCCACTCGTTAAAAGCAGTTCTAAGCTTACGTATTACTGTACGTAATTCGTCCATTTCTTTTTCATGGAGTTGTTGTTGCTCATCTAGCTTGTTTCTCAAAGCTGTTAGAGCATGTTGATTCTCGTTTGCTAAAGAATCTTTTGCAGTAGGCTCTTCGCCAGTGTTGTTGTATTTAAACATGTTAAGTGTTTTCTAGTGCTATATTACAATATTATACTGACACAAAAAAATATTTGTTAGTTTTTTTTTTATTATATTTGAACTATGAATGTAAATTACACAGAACTCGAAGAGAAAATGGCTACAGGATGCTACATGGAAGTGAGAGGTCCAAAGCCTGACTCTTACGAGTATAGACAAGCAGCTCAAGGGCTGAACAACAAGAGACTCTGGTACATAATTTAAATTGTAGCAAGTAAGTTTCTAATTAATGAATAGGCATACACCTCTTTGCTTAAAGTATGTTTATTTTTCTACCTCTTTTAATAACTCTTTAAACTCTTCAAACATTTCTTGTAGATCTAGAATGCTAAACTTTACTGTTTTTCTAGACTTTTGTAGTAGTTTTTCTGCTTTACCTTCTCCATATTTATTATCTAAATATAAAGCAAACTTAAATTGTTCTCCTTGATTAAAGGTGTTACAACCAGCACATTGAGCAGCAGTGTTTTCAGGGTCCCATCTTGTAGAGTAATGTCTTCTACTCATAAAGTGTCCACAGTGTATTTGTTTTATAGGTAGTTTCTTTTTACAAGTACAACAAGAACAAACACCTCTTTTATTAGCATCTCTATTTCTTATGTATAAGCTAAATACCTTGTCTAACTTCTTAATTAATGTTTTTCTTTTACTCATTTTACAGGTATTATATATATAATATATATTATAAAGTCTATAATAGAGTTATAACTATATTTAAATTATAAATATATACTAAGTTCTGGTTTTTTCAAATGAACGACCTCCAAAATAAGCTCCTATTATAAGTAATAAGATCTGATTAATATTGTCTAATTCATATTCTAGAAAAAAACCTACTGTATAAACAAATGTAATAAAAATTAATGTTAGAGGTCTTACGTTTTTACTTAACCAACTATCTGACATAGCGTCAGCTTCCCATCTTCTAGTAACAGACTCAATTTCAACTATGTCTATTTCTAGCATCTTTAAAGCGGTATCTTTATCTGGCTGTGGTAAACTATCGTCTTGGTTAATGAGCTTCTTAACGAGCCCTAATACACCTCTATCTGGTATTGTTTCCGCTAGGCTTTGAAACAGTCCTGACTTTCCTAGTAGGAACTTCCCCACCTTTGTCTCTTTGAACTTTTTCTTTTTCTTTTCTTGGCTCATACATCTTAAATTTAGTCAACCCGTTACGTTCTTCTTTATAAGCTTCTAGTACTTGCTTTCTGTTTTTACCTTCTCTATAACTAATGTGAATCCATGATGGATTTGTTTCACCAAACTCCCATATTAAAGTGTCAAAGTCAATATTATCTTTTATAAACTCAAACACATCTTTATTTAATATATCTGTATTATCCATATCTATATCAATAGCTTGACCAGTCATGTGTAAACTAGTCTTGCTAGAGTTTTTCAAAGCATTATTGAGCCTTTCTGATCTATACATGCTAGATACATAAATAGGTTTATCAAAGTGGTCTCTTATTGGCTGAAAGACTTTTTCTGCAGTTACCTTTAAATTATCTAAGTGTTCTTTTGTAGGTTTGTTATCTATCCCTATTCTCTTTGCAGTTTCTGATCTTACTGCCTCAGCTAGTGTTAAGTTCTTGCTTAATTTCATTTATTACATTTTAATCTTACTAAGCCACTTATTCCATGCAGCAGCTATCATGTTGTTAAAGGTTTCTAATTTGTTTGCTAAATATCTTAAAATTCTTACCATGTTATTTCTTTTTTTGACTTTTTAGTAATTGATTAATCTTTATAATTGTATAGACTATTGTTGCAGTAATAAGAACTGTTTGCAGTCCTTCATTAATATTTGACACAGTAATCACATATACTGCTACTCCTAATAATGTTGGTTCAAAATCTAAACTCATTTTATATCATTTTTTCAAATTGATTATTATAAATAATTATAAGCATAAGTATTATAACTACCAGTAGATTGTGAGGTTTTTTTAGATTGACCTCCACTACAGTATTGAGTTCCTACATTAGGCCAACTTTCATACCCAATATCTTGAAAACTTATTGCTGTTAAAGTTCTATTTGATGAAGAATTACCATAAGGTAAAGAATACCAAGCATGAGTTCCTCCTGCATCTATTCCATAACCTGTAACATTACCACCTATACTTCCAGACATATTACTTCTATTTTCTACTGTATTCCCATCTGTTCTCCAAGCCCAATACCTAGTGACATTAGGAATTGATGAGTATGTTTCCCATGCTGCTGCACCAGTATGTGTCATTGATCTGGAATATCCACCACTTAATCCTGACCATCCATAGTAAACATGATTATAAGATGAACCAATACTTCCTGACATAGTTCCTATTGCTGATGTTCCTGCACCTGCCATTGCTGAAGGACTTAAATTCATAGCACCACCCCAACCACTTGAGTAATTTACTGCTGCTAAAGTAGATTGAGTTTTCATGCTACTTATAGTCTCTGTAAATCTTGCAGGTGATTGTGTATCTCTAACTACTGCCCATATTCTGTATGTAGTTCCACCACTTAAACTTGTGAATTGTTGTGAAAAAGTAAATGATGTAGAACTTGTAGTACCATCATCATAAAATGTATTACTAGTTGCTGTTGTAGATGTACCAAAATACCATCCTCTTTGAACTGTACCACCACTTGGATTGTTAAAAGTTGTTGAATTAACATCCATTCTTGTATCATAAATATTTGAGGTACTTGGTGTACCACTTGTTGTTGGTTGTTCATAACTTACATAACCATAAAACTCCTGCATAGTATCAGGAGGAGTATCAAAACCTGCATCATCTGATAAAGTTCCTAAAGATACATTTGAATCAGTATTATTACCATTAACCTCTTGATTAATGTCTGCTCTCAATCTTAATTGTCCTGAACTTGGTACTGCCATAGTTTAATCATTTATAAGTTTTTCAAATCCTTTTTTAGCTTTTATCCAATCATAAGAATACTCAATTAAGTTTTTTCCACCTAAACTTAAATCATCAATAAGTATCCATTGTGATTCATCAATTTCATGCAAAGGTTTATGAAATTTATCTTGTCTATATTCTTTTGAATCATAAATACAATATCTAATATTTAATTTATAACCATTTTTTGTCTGACCTCTTTCAGATGCTTCAATTTCACCTACAATATTACCTTCTTCATCTACTTCTTCAATTATTCTATCATAGTCATCTAAATGAATAGCTGCCATTTTAATTAAAACATAAGCATTCTCAATAACATCTCCTGCAATTTCAATGTGTGGATGATAAGTCAATTCTTCAGAAGTTCCATCTGGTCTTTGAATTTTTTGAGTTACTGGATTATCCATATCCTTAACCCATTCATGTAAAGTAATTTTACCTATTAAAGCCATTTTATTTTATTTATTACAATTATTACATTTATCACTTAATTCCTTAACAGCTTCAATTAATAATCCAATAAGACCATTATAATCTACTGCTTTAAAGCTATCCTCATTTTTAAGGCTATCAACTTCTCTTACAAGTTCAGGCATTACTTTCTCTAACTCTTGTGCTATAATACCACCTGATCTTTTATCCTCTCTATCTATCCAGTCAAATGTTACACCTCTTAACTGATCTAACTTTTCTAATGGATTTTCAATTACTCTAACATTCTCTTTTAATCTTTCATCAGAAGGTGTAGTCGTACTGTACGCAATCACGTCCCCGTCCGCATGGAAATCTCCATCTGCTTCAAATCTAAATTCATTACTGTTATTTATAAATAAATCGATTTGTGTATTATCCGTAAAACTCATATAGTCCGTAGCATCAAGTCCTATATATTGAACTGCTCTAAGATCTGATGCAACTTTAGCTGCTGTTACAGAATCGTCCGCTAGTTTTGCCGTTGTAACATTAGCATCTAATATCTTAGCCGTAGTAATTGCATTATCAGCAATCTTAGCCGTAGTTATATTAGCATCTAAAACTTTTGCAGTTGTAATGTTTGCATCAAGTATTTTTGCAGTTGTAATATTATCATTTAATATTTTAGCTGTTGTTATATTGTTGTCAGCTATTTTAGCAGTTGTTACATTTGCATCTACTATAGAGGCTGTTACTACTGAATTTGCTGCTAACTGGTCAGCTCCTACAGCATCATCAGCTATTTTAGCTTGTGTTACTGCATCATTTGCAATAGTTAATGCTGTTGCACCAGTAACATCACCAGTATGTGTTTGGTTATAAAGACTACTAGAGCCTTGTGTTAGATTATCTGTAGTAGAATTTGTTTCATCTATTAATTTAATCCAGTTTCCTGCATGAGCAAAATATCCTTTTCCTGTAGCATGTACATGTGCAAACATTCCGTGATACGTAGATGCACTAGGAAGATCACCTTCTGTTGAGAACATGTTAGCATAGTAAATTTTACCAGTTGTTGTTATGTTATAAGCTCCTCCTGCTAGGTTACCTCCTAATGTAGGTGATGAATCTTCTGATACAGCATTTATAGATACAGCTTGTACACGTGCGTCAGTATAATAAAGATTTGTATTTTCTGTTATCGCGGATGTATTTAAAGTAATATTTGCTGAACCGTCGAAAGCAACTCCTGAAATATTTCTTGCAGTAGCCAATGTTGCTGCTGTTGTCGCAGCTATACCTAAACCATCTACATAAGCCTTAGTTATTTTACCCTGTACTTCTGAAGTACTAGGTCCTACGTATGTAAATTGTCCGTTTGAATTATTATAAGCTAACGAACCGATTCCTGATGTTGCAGCTGAAAAATCAGATAAACCAATACCACTAGCAGTAGATGCAATCGTTAATGTACCTCCTGCATCATTATATGTAAGACCAATTCCTGAACCACCAACTAATAAAGTATTTACTTGATCATCAACTCTTTCTGCTGTATAGTATTTATTTGTACCTTCTGGCAATACTGTAGTGCTAACTTGATTTGCACCAGTTCCAAAATCAATTAAAGTATCATCAATAGAATCTGCTTTTATAGTAACAGCTCCACTAGCAACATCAAAGTGATTAGATGAAAAACTTGCTACACCTTTTGCACTTGTAGACGCATCATTACCTGCAATAGTTAAGTTTGGATATGTGCCTCCATTAGTCAATCCATTAGAACCAGTTATTGCTACAGTTTGGTCAGGAGCTGA